TTGCATTTCATGTTCTAAAACATTTATTCTTTCCATTATACCGAAATAACTCATTGTTGCAACAGCTGTAAAAGCTATCATAGCTATAATATTTCTAAGGGGAATAGCTAAATGCATATCATCACTTATTTCTGGCACTTCATTTTCTCCATCACTTTTTTTAATAGTTTTATACATAGGAGAAACCCTTCTGTTGCTAAGTTCTGCTTATATAAGACATACCATTATTTTTTGTTTCTATTCTACTCTTTGTCCATTGATTATTTTCTTTTAGAAAATCATCTAAGGCATTAGCTAAGCCTGCCTTATTAACAAATCTTTTATCTAACAATTCTGTCTTTATTGCAGAGGATGGTTCATCAATCTGCCCGAAGCTAACAGTATCGTGCATTACAATTGTGTGTGAAACATCATTATGATAAATATTTAATTCTCTATAAAGTTGTTCATAACTGTGAAACGTGTCAATAAACATCATTTCACATTTTATGGGTTCCATCTTTAATGTGTCTGCAATTCTATATTCATATTCTATTTCAAGTGCCTCACAATAACTTTCAGCAATATCTTTTCTATAAAACCATCTTTGAGTTGGCTCATCAGTATCTACTGTAATAAACTTTTTTGGTTTACCTAATAATAAAGCCAAGGTAGAGCACATATTCTGTCTACCAAGCTCAACAATAGTATTATATTTACTTGCTTCTTCTGTCAAATCATCTAAGTGTTCTCTAATGTTAACATTTTCATATTTTGATAACATTATTTGTTCATTTAAAGCATTGATCCATGTTTTGCTCAAAATAACCGTCCTTTTATTTTTCTGTTATCTCTATAAATAAAGAATTACAACCTTTTATAATTCTATGATAATGATTTTTAGGTATAAAATAAACCTCACCTTCTACTAAATAAATTGGCATTTCATCATCAAATTGTAATTGCCATCCTACACCTTCTAGTACTCTTATCTTTCTATCTCTCTTATCTTTATGCCATACTAACTCATCAGCTTTAACATCAACAGAAAATTCTCTTAGGATTTTATTATCATTTATTTTTTGTTTATAGGGATTCATTATCCGACTTAAACAACACGCCAGTTAATCATCTGTCTGTAGAAACTTCTTTCTGTCTCTTCACTCATACGTGGAGCATCCCAACCAAACTTTGTATCCAAACCATCTATTACATTATAAATAATCTCTCTTCTTTCAGCTAGATCGGCTATTGTAACAAATGCACTATTTACTTCATCAATAATCTGTAGAATCTTTTGGCCATCTTCTACCCAACCAAAACCACCTTCAGCTATATCAGCAGCTATCTGTTCAATCTTTGCAACGTCCATTATCTACTCTCCTTTAATATTACCACCACTTACCACCACCAGATAAACCTAGTGATTTTGCATATCTTGGAAGTCTACAACTCCAGTATGAAGCAGTGGTTTTGTCTTTGGTTGTTTCACAATTATGTCTTGCAGCAAAGGCAGCTTTTGCCTTTGGATCTTTCAATTTTACTGATAACTTACCTCCACCTCCAGCAGCACCAAAACTAACTTTTCTAATATTGCCAGACTTAGGATCTTTTACATACACATAAAACTTCTTACTACCACCTCTTTTGGGTTTACCTAACTGCACCTTCTTACCTTGATACTCAGCTTCTGTAATGACTTCTGAATCCACTGGACAATCAAGAGGTACTTTCTCACCTTCATATATACCAAACTCACCAATGTCTGTGTTTTCCAACAACTCAATGTCCATTGGGTCAAGATTATTTAGTTTACCTTCTTTATGAAGTTTTCTTGCTTGATTGTATAAGGCAAAGTAGTTATCACTATACATTCTAAAAATACTTTCGGATAGAAGTATATTGTTGTCTGTGTGATACTTTATAGCTTCACCTATAACCTGCTCTTTTAGTATGTGATTTAGTTTCATTTTATTACCCTATGATAAACGTGCGTCTAACTCGACTTTATTTCCCACTTTACTCATTTTAAAAATTAGGAATTTGTTTGCTGGTGTATAATTCTTTGTAAGGGGCACTTTGAAATTGCGAATATCGCCAGCTTTGCGAGATTTAGCATCCTTTTCAATCATATCACGCGAAGCTAAATCAACTTCAAAACCTTTTTTCTCAGCGAATTTCATTGCTTCTTGTGCTGCAGCAGAAAATGATTTATGTTCCACTTTATAATTTTCGTTTAGTAAGTCTGTTAGTTTCATATTGTTTTCCTATTTGAAATCAAGATCCGTATAATTGCCACTAACATGATCCATTAGTGCTTGAGTTTCTTTTTTTATGTTTTTCAAAATCTTATCCATCTTTGGGTCTTTAGCTTTTCTTGCAGCAGAAGTTAGAGCAAACACTGCATCTACATAACTCTTGTATGATTCCTCAAGGTCTTTTGAAATCTTTGATTTGTCAAACGGACCTTCTTGTAGTTTGTCTCCGTCCATATAGTTGAAAACTGATTGCACGTAGTCCAACGCTTTTGTAATCTTAGATTGTGTCCATGCTGGTAGTTCGTCACCATCTTTTATTTTGTCTAATAGCATTGATGATATCTTGGCAGTTCTTTTTAGTTCACTTCTTGCCATTGAACCTTCATCATCACCTTCTAGTAATTTTGATAATTTCATTTTGTCTCTCTACTTTTGCATTATAGCTTTTTTCTTCGGTCTACCCTTATCACCATAGTGCTTACGTTTTCTTGCTACAGCGTTTTTCTTTTCCTTCTTAGACATACCTGCTGCAACAGACTTCTTACGACACTTTGGATAAGCTCTTTGGCCACCCTTACGTGATTTACTATCAGCAGATGCGCCACAAGGAGGGTGACTACCGTCTTTATTCTTACGGGATATGTCTAGCCATTTTTCACCAAACCACTTACCTAATCCAGATTTCTTATAAACTTTTTCATCCAGTTGTGCTAAAACTTCACTTAGTTTCATCTATCTTCTCTATCGCTTTTATTTTTCCCTTTGGTGTGTCTCTAACAGCTCTTAGACCCTCACTGCGAAATCTCTTCCACAATGTCTCCACACTCAAACCAACGACCTTAGAAGCTTTATTTACACTACCACAAGACAAAACTGCCTCCACTATTGTTTCTGTTTCTACACCAGACCACGCTGGGTTTCCTTTGCCCTTATGTAGAGCAGACATTGTTTTTCTCTGGCTACTTGGTTGTGGTTTGTTTTTGTATGTGCCAGCTTTTCCTGTATTCCAAGGTATGTTTCCCTTTTTCCAAGCATTCAAACCGCCCCTATCACCTTGCCCACCAATCTGTATGTTATAGTATGGATTTTTCTTAGCAATCCATTCTATCTCTTTCTGGTATGCTTCTTCTTCGGTCAAACCACCTTCTAAAATCTCACAGGTAAAACTTTCTTTTCCATACTTGTTTACCGCATTTATTATTGCAGTGCCTTCACCAACATAACCTGCTTGATGTTTTAGTAAATGTGTCTTACCAATATAGTTGTGACTTTCCTTACCAACCAGTTTGGTTTCGTATACTAAATAAGTATCTTTATCTTTACAAGATGGATAAGTTGCCATAGTCTATCTCTTACTTACTTCATTAAGATTTAGTTCTTGTTCTTCTTTCTTTTCTTCTTTGTTTTTCTTGGAAACTTTATCAGCTAACTTATCTACCACTGGTGATGGAACACCAACTTGTTTCAACGCAGCTTTTGCAGCCTCACCAGCTACTTTCTTTGCAATCTTCTTGATATTCATTATTTACCCTTTGTTTTCCAAGTGCCACCTTTAGATTTATAATACTTTGCAGCCCAAGCGTTTGCATATGCTGATGGATATACCTTGAACTTATTCTTAGCGGCTCTTATAGCAGCAGCCCACTTCTTTTTATCATTAGGTACATTCTTTTCAGTAAAAAGTTTTACTTCACGCATGTCCTTACGAGTAATATTAGGGTTTCTACCTTCTAATAAATCAGACAACTTCATTACTTATCACCGCAGGTGCATTCGCCTTCATTCATACCACAAGCTCTACAACAACCTTCTTCTAGTCCTTCTTCTTCATCACTTGTATGTGTATCATCCATAGCGTCAAAAAACTTCTTCTTTTCTTCACCACTAAGATCTTCTATAGAATCTACACCATGCTTAGCTAACATAGCCTTAAACTTTTTCTGATATTCTGCCTTATCACCTTTAGCTTCTTTTAATAAATCTGTTAGTTTCATGTTATTTCCTCTTATTTTTACAGCCTTTATTATATCCTTTTAACCTACTCTTCTCTTTACGCCCTTTATTTTTACTAGATTTCTCAAAACCAGCTATCTTACCATTCTTATGGCTTGCATCCTTACCATCACCATTACCATAAGTACCTTTTTCACGATTATACTTATTTAACTCAGAACGATATTTTATTCTCTCTGGAGAGTTATTATACTTCTTCTCCTTAGAATAATCCCTACCTTGAGCCTTACCCCACTTACGTTCTTCTATTTGTGATAATATTTCATCTAGTAATTCACGCAAATTCATATATATACTCCATATAATAATCCTAATATAAATATAAAAAGGGTATGCGTAAATTACACATACCCTTTTAAATATCATACACAATAATACATATTATTTTTTATATACTATTGTTGCCTGTCTTCTTTGGCTATCTGGATTGTATGCAGTGTTAACACTTACTATATTATCACTTCCTACTTCTGCAGTAAAATCTTTTATCATCTGCAATAGGGTTTCTTGATTTCTGTGTTGAATTACAGTAGTTAATTCCTCTGATTTAGGTTTAGGGGAACTCTTTGGTTCTTCAACTACTTTTTCTTCAACGGTTGTTTCTTCAACTTTTTCTTCAACTTTTTCTTCAACTTTTTTTACAACAGGTGCTTTTTTTGCTGCGGCTTTGGTTTTTGCTTTTGCCATGACTCATATTCTCCATATTATTTTGGTGGACCAGATGGGAGTCGAACCCATGTCCTGTCTATCTTCATTATTAACCGATATACATGGTTAGTTACTACTCACATAATCGACAATGCTTCTTTTATAATGACACTCTTATGTAACTATCAAAAGAATAAATTTTGTTACTGAGTGGTTTAGCTCTAAGCGGCTAAACGATATTCCTGAGTTTCGTCAGTTATTGTTTTGATACTTTGATAACGGAGCCAAGCATCTTCTCCGCCATGCGTCTAATAGATCCAATACCAGTCGATGCCTTTCTGGCCCTTATCCTTTTAATAATTGTTTTTTGTTTTTATCAAAATTTTCTTGTAAGTTTCCAGCACCTTGACATTTAGGACAAAGCTTGGGTTTTCCACCATAAGATTCTATAATTCTCTTACCCTTACAAACACCACATATCAATGTATCTGTTATATTACTCATATATGTTCCTTATTTTTTATAAAGTCCCATAGCTCTACCTTTTTTAGTGGTTTTAACAGCCTTTTTTGTAATTCTTCTTTGTTTACCTTTACGTGATATGGCTGATCTTCTACCTCTTCTTTTAGCGGCAGCTTTAGATATTTTTCTTAAAGATAAAGGAAGTGCTTTCTTTCTCTTTCTAACTATCTTCAAAGAACCCTTAATTCTTCTAGCTCTTTTCTTCATAGGACCAAAAAGAATTTTAGCGTCGCCTTCACCTTCAAAAAGCATTTCGTTTAATACTTCTATATATATCTCTTCTACTAAATCTTCTAATTCTTTTTCAGAAATCACTTCTACATTAGAATCCAAAATTAATCTCCAAAAATATTATTTAAAATATTTTCCAACTTATTATAGTTTTTATCATTAATAACAACAGCATATCTGTGACTAGCTCTTACTCTATAGTGACCTACTAAATGGGAGCTATAACTATTCTTAATAGATTCAATAGGTTCTAATCCATATTTTTGTGGAAAAGTGGCAACCAGCATGTTGCCACCATCCAAAATATTCCACTCATTACCGTTTTTTAAAATATTTAATGAGTCTCCATTTATTTTTTCTTCCATTTAAAAATATTCCATATATTTAGCATTAAGATTAATTTGATTTTCTCTATTTAATTCAATATTGTCCCTTAAATAGTAGAAGTAATCATCAATGTTGTTATTAATATTATAAATATTATCTGTGTATTCTTTTAAAGCAAGTGCTTTCTTTTTACCCTCTTCAATGTTCTCAACCCAATAACTTATAGCTTCAATCCATCTTCTTGGAGAAGTTGTCATAATTGAAAAGTTTTTATCTTTAACGTCAGAAGGTAGTTGTGGATTACTCCACATTTCCTTATAACCACCAAATTCTGAAAACACAGGAATACAACCATATCTTAAAGATTCTACAATCTTTATTTCCGACTTACAAGAGTTAAAAGCATTATGCTCAACATAAGCTAAACTAATATCAAACAATGAATAAAACTTACCATACTCTTCCAAAGGTAAAGCGTCAAATAGTTTTATCCTACTATCGTCAAAATCTGAAAATAAAGCTCTTACCTTATTAGCGTATTTTTCTGCTTCGTTTTCTATTTCAACCTCTTTATATTTTCTTTCACCGTTTTCTTCATGTACTTCAACAGTAGTATCTTTTAATGCCATTCCAGCTAAAACAAAATGAGTATTTGGGTATTTTTTATATATCTCTCTAAGTATTGGAGCCATTCTCTTAATATCATGAAAGTGAGAAGTTAATCCAGCCCAACCAATGATGATCTTATCATCAGTTGGGAACCAATCTCCAAGCATTTCTCTTCTTGTTTCTTCCTTATTTAAATTCCATTGTGGCAATTCCCAATCAAACTGATTGCGGAATATTTTAACATTATCATTAAAATTGCGAAACGTCTTATACAACTTCTCTGTTGTAGTAGTTACAATATCACTATTCTTTAATGAGTGAATGCTCATCTTATGTTTACCAGCTTTTTCCCATAATTGTTTCATAGGGTGGGTTGCTGGTAGATTAAACTCATTGTCATCAACATCATGAATAACTAATGGCTTAATTTTTGTTTTAGGCCACATTTTAGTAACACTTAAATAATGGCTATGAGAAGTTCCACACCTATGCATTACAACACAATCAGCAATCTTAATATGATTAGGTTGTAAATTTTCTGTATATATTATTTGTATATCATCACTATACTTCTTATACAAAGCTCTTAATGGTTCAAAAATTCTAAAAAAAGATGTTCCCGTTTCTGATGGTGTTGAAAAAACAACTGTTGGTTTCTCACCAAAAGATTTAGGATTTAAAAAAAACTTCTTTATTTGATTTCTTTGCTCTGCATTACTATATTGTAAATCTAAACTTCCATCAACCTCAGACATCTAGCCTCGTTTCTTTCTATACATTTATCTCAAAAGTTGCTTGCACTGTGTAAACAGCTTGTCTACCAACAGTTCCAGCACCACCTGCTCTATACATACCAGGTGTTACATCAACTTCAACAAGATTAACCTTAGCGTTTGAAACACCATTTGTTTTCAAATTATCTACAATCAACTTACCAAGACCAACCATCTCTTGCGTAAAATTAATTTTTACCTGTTCTGAATCTGCTAATGGAGCATTCATACTAGTCTTAATCATGAAAACATCACCTTCAAACTTAACATTCATCTCTGGTAACTTTTCAATATAATTAGCAATTATTTCAATAACATTTTGTGTTGAATGTTCTTCTGTTCTATTTGGTGACATTACATATACTTCTGGATTTGCCATCATCATCTTTATTTTCTCCAATATAGTTGGATTCCCCAATCCAATATACTATTTTATTTACTTAACTTCAATCTTTCTTGGTAATGGTTTCTTTGCTTCTTCCCTCTTGGGGATAGAAATCGTTAGAATACCATCTTCAATGTTTGCACTAATATTGTCTACCTCAAAAACCTTTACATCAACAGGAAACCATCTTGAAAATGAAGAACGATGGATTTCTCTGTGAACAAACTCACCATCTACTTCACCTTGCTTCTCCGCAGATACTTTGATAAACCCATCATCAAAATCAATGTTTATATCTTCACGCTTCAATCCAGGAACTGTTGCGTCAATATAAACAGTGTCGTGTGTATCTCTAATATCTACTTTTGGATAAGAAACCTTCTTTAGTGTAGTGCTAATAGGTGATCTATTCACCGTGTTAAAAGTATCCCTCAACATAGAGTCAAATAATGCCTCAACGTTGTTGAAAATGTTTGAACTAGCAAATGGATCACTTACGATTACTTTATTCATAATAATTCTCCTTATTTGGATAAATTTTTAATGCCCTCTAATGAGTAGCTTGTTTTTTATTGGTTCTTGGGGAATCCAACATTTTTATATATAATATAATACTATTTTTACTAACTTTCAACTCTTTTTTCAGGTTTTTCCCTCATATAACACTCTTCACACATATCATAAGTTTCATAATACATCTGATCCCAATTACGCATGAAATTTCCACACTTCTTATCAGTATCATTTCTAATATGTGGACAAAAGTTAGGGAATAATTGTCTTTTCTCTTCCCTAACCTTTGTATTATCATCAACTTTCCACTTTTTTACCTCTTTTGTTGGTAAATTTAATGGATTTGGTTCACTATTCAACTTTTACCCACTTTCTTTACTTACCTGTATGATCTGCTCCACCATGATATAGAAATCCTTCAAATGTATCAGTAAATGCAACATTTGTGGTAGGTGTTGCAGAATCTACAGCAACTAATCTAACCCATCTCCATCCTGCAGCTCCAGAAAAAGCTGATGTGGACATTGTTGTAGCTATATTTTGATTTGGATAAGGAATCCAACCAGTATGAAAATCAGAAGCTGTTAATGAAGTTTCTAATTGCCCAACTACACCAGTTGCTTCCATACCCTTACGAATTGTTTCCCTTCCGTAATCTAAGGGAGTTGCGTTATGATACTTTTTACTTGGATCAGTATAAGCTTTGTTGTTAACTTGAACTTGAACAAAATAAGCTCCATCTGGACCTAGAGATCCAACACCTGCTGAATCTTCCAATATAATAGTAAAAGGTCTACCATGAACTTGATAAGGTAATGTTCTATCTGTGTTGTCAGTAGAACCATCATTACCGCTAGCCAAAGCTCCCAACACTGTGGTTTTCTTTAAGGAAAAATCTTCAAATGGTTGTATATTGTATCCCATTTTTTAAACTCCTAAATCATTTTTAAGTATATACACTATTCCATTAATAAATATACTTATGTTTTTTTAATTGTCATAGTCGATATATGTAATCTGAACTTCACCACCATCTACCAAATGATCTGCAATATCTGGATATATTCTCTTATATGCATCACCAGAAGATCCAATAAAACCATCCTTTGTAACATTCTGTTGTGATGTGTCACCAACTAGTAGACATCCTTCAGTATGCTCATCATTATTACCAGTGTGAATGAGAATATATTCAAAACCAGGAACATCCTGTACATGCAACATACCCTTGTGAAAATCACCATACTTTGCAACATAACGACCGTGAAATCCGCCCTCTGTACGAAGCCTTACGTCATATGTTCCTGCAGGAATTCTTGTTTCACCAGCAACTTTCTCATCACGAGCTTCATCCTCAAGGGTAAAAGCTAGAAATCTACGACCATTTGTAGTATCAAACAAAGCACCTAATGTTGAATCACTACCAGAAGAAAATCTCAATACTTCTAATGTCATTGTACTCATAAAATATCTCCTTTTATTTTGTTTTTATAGCTTGTAGTGCTATAATTATGACTTCTATTTAAGAATTTTATATTATTACATAAACTATAACCTACTATTTTTTCTTCATTATTTTTATAATCATCACCCAAAAATCTTACATCTGGATTATAAAACATTAATAAATTACATAACTCTTTATCTGTATTATAAATAGCTATCTCATCTATATCTTCTATACTCTTTAATACTAAAAATCTATCATGTATATTATTAACAATGTTTTTATCTCCATTTGATAATTGCAAACCAACTATTAACTCTTGACAATATTTTTTTGATTGTTTTATCATAATAGAATAGCCAGGATGCCAAATATCAAAACTACCAAACAATATACCTTTATTATACATTATTCTATCCTTATATTTGAATAACCCTCTTCATCTTTTTCTATAGAAATAATATTATCTGTTACATCCTTCATTGCATCAATATGACTTATAATCATCACATTTGTAAATCTTGTCTTTAGATACTGTAAAAGTTCGTTTATCTCAGTTAAATTCTCAGCATCTAATGTTCCAAACCCTTCATCTATTACAAACAAATTACAAGTAGGTAGTAATGATATATTAGCTAACGCAGCTCTTATTGATAAAGCGGCTATTGTTTTCTCCATACCACTACCTAACTCAACTTTTCTCTTAGACACAGTATCCTCAATAAAAATATGTAAGTCTTGTTCTGCAGAATCTATTTCTAACATAACTTCAAAATTAGATATATTTGTTAATATTTTTCTAATCTCTTCGTTTATTATGGGAATAACCTTACTCATAATCAATAATGGAATACCATTGTTAGATAATGCGTTTTTTAATATGTTATGAGTGTTATAAGCATACTCTATCTTTTTAACTTGTTCTATAGTCTCAGATAATTCCGTTAATTGCTGATGTGTTTGACCATATTCTATATTCTTACTATTAATCTCGTTATCAATATTGTTCTTTATATAGTTTTCAACCTCTGCAACATCTACTCTCAAAGAATGAATATCTTTTTGTATACCCTTATTTATCTTAATATTATGTTCGTTGATGTTATATCTGTTTATATTATCCTTTATTACTGTCTTCTTTTCTTCCAACAAAGATAATCTATCTTCATACGTATTCAAATGATTTTCTGTATTCTGCAAATATTGTTCAGAATTACGCATATGACTATCAATCTCTTCGTGCTTACTTTTTATTTCCATCAAATTTTCATAATCATAACTCTTCAACCCCTCAGTTACTTCTGTATATGGAATTATCTTTTTACCTAAGTCATCTTCTAAATGAATAAGTTGATCCTTAGCACTAAAAGCATCTTGCAAGAAAGAACACTTTGAACAAACACTTTCCTTCTCAAACCAATCGTGCATACCAAGTATTTCTACCGACCTCTTACGAGTTTTTATTTCCTTTTCTAAATCATCAACCGCCTTTTCTAAAACAAGACCCTTAGACATCAATGCATTATATTCTGTTATATTATTTTCAATATCTTCTAAAGAACGCAATGATTTCTTTTGCACTTCAAGTTCCTCTAAACTATTTGTTGTTTCCTCTATATTATTATGAAACATTTGAATATCATTGTTTATATTTTTTATTTCATTATCACAATATTCTAATTCATCATTTAACTCTTCTATATCTAAATCTATACCTTCTGTATTCTTCAACTGAGTATGCAACTTATTTATCTTGTCATTCTTTTCCTTGAGATTATAATATAATTCTTCCTTCTTTTCGCCAAGTTCAAAAAGTTCGTTTTGTAATCTATCTTCTCTTTCTTCATACTGTTTTTCTAATTTGTTATAATCGTATTTTCTATACTCTGTTAATGTTCTTTTTAAAGCAGATGTTTCTTCTTTCACAATTTGATACAAATTATCAATAATATCTAATCCCAAAAACTTAGATAGCAAATCTTTTCTACTGGATTGATTGTAATCAATAAAACTAGTAGCGTCAAATTGTTGAGAAAATGTAGTCATTGAATGTTCTTCAAAAGAACCTAACATACCTCTTATCTGTTTTTCAGTAGCGTTAGTGTTTGCCTTACCCATGACATTATTCAACTCGCCGCCAACAACTTCATAAAACTCTATAGTATTCTTTGCTCTATTTGGATCTTTCTTTGTTCTCTTTATCTCTCTACGAATAAGATACTCTTTATTATCAATAAAAAACTCAACCTCAATAGTTGCAATATCCTTGTTCTTATTGATTACATCTACTATATTACCTCTACTTGCTCTCGTAGACATATTGAAAAACGCCGTAAGTATTGTATATAACAAGCTACTCTTACCAGATGCGTTAGCTGAGAATATACCTGTCAATCCTCTTAGTTTATCAAAGTTAACAACATTGTTTTCACCATAAGAGAAAACATTAGAGAACTTCATTCTTTTTATATCCCACCCTAACCCTTTGTAATAATCAAATTCATTAGTTGTAGAGTTATTATACAAATTCTCATGTAACTTTAAAATATTATTAATTTCTTCTTTTTCTATATTAGGAAAACTTTTTAAATACTCCTTAAGTATCTTTTGTTGAATGTTTAAATCTACAACATTTTCAATATGTACATCTGATATATTTGCGCTGCGGGTTGAAACATCATGACTTATTTCTATGGTTAAATAAGAAGGCTTATATTTAGACATAATATAAGATTCTATATTTTTTGTTTTTGTTATATCATATAAATCATGATCTAATAAAACTCTAATATAAGGATACTTAGGTAAATCAAAATGTAAAACATCAATATTATCTACATCTGTTTTTGATAATGATATGGTTCTATAACCATAATCACTTTCTACTTCAAAATATTCTGATTTGAGTGTTTCTATATCCCACATCAAATAACCTTTTGATTTATCTTCTGCAAAGTTCTGTTGTATGAAACTACCAGAATACTCTACTTGTGGTTTACCTTCACTTCTTTCCTGCAATACTTGACGAGTATGAATATCTCCCAACATTGCAATATCATAACCATCAAACATATCAAGTTTATACTTACTCTCCATTGAGAACTTGACTTCATTTACTGAGTTGTTTATTGGACCATGAAATAACGCTATGTAAGTTTTACCATCTTTCTTTTCGGGATTTAACGGCCATTTCTTTTCATCATTAATATCATAAACACCAAAAACAATGTTCCTATCAACATCATATAATCCACTCTTTGTATAAAGATATATATTATCAAGGTTGGCTAGATTGAGAACGGCAGTAACCGAATCTATTCTTCCCTTTTGTGAAACAATAGTATCGTGATTGCCAATAATTATATGAACTGGCGCTAAATCAGATATTTTATTAAAAAACTCACCAGCTAACTTTATTGCTTCTGGAGATAAATGAACCTTCTGATGAAAAATATCTCCGCTTATAACAATTAAGTCTGGATTTTGTTTTACTACGTGTTTGTAAAAATTCTTAAAAACATGACGATATTCTTTATGTCTTTGTTGAAGACGAATGTGAATATCAGATAAGTGCAGTATTTTATTTACCATATATTATAATAACCTTGAAAGAACTTCATCATTAAGTGTATATTTCTTTTTATTATTCTTAGAAAACTCAAGAAAGTATTCACTACCCATCTCAGATATATCTCTACTTTCTTCTCCCCAATCAATGTAAAAAACATTAGTGTTAAATGTAATAAGATTCTCCGCACATTTAAACATTTTTTTCTTCGCATCTGGATCTAATGCTAAAATAATAGGAGTGTTATTTCTAAGTATCTTTTTATATAATAAACTTGATTTTGACAAACTAGAACCCAACAAAGGCACTGCATTTTCTCTACAACTTATTGTATCAAATATACCCTCAACTATATATAATGTCTTCTTCCAATCTATCAAATGCTCATTAAAAACAATATCATCTTTTCTTACATCAGCATTTTTATACTTCATAAAAGAATCATTATTTATACTTCTTGTTACATAATAATTTAGATTTCTTTCTAAATCATATGAAGGAAATAATATTCTTTCTTCTTTTATAGAATAATGAATATCATATTTGATAAGATCATCTTCAGTTAAACCTCTATTATAAAGATATCTAATAGGCGCTTTGAAGAATAACTTATTTTTGTTAGCATATAATCCATAATAGTTTTTAGGAAAAGTTAGTTTTACAACTTCTTCTTCTACTTTCTTTTCTTCACCAAATAGATTATCTAAAGTTACTTCCTTCTTGTATGGCTGCAATTTATTAGCAATATCTCTAAAACCATTCTTATACAAATAATTTGCAATATTACCCTTCTCTCCACAAACCCAACACTGAAATTTCAATGTGTTGATATTTACAGCCAACTTCTTATTCTTATGTTTACAACTTACACAATAAAACTGAACATTACCCTTTGCGTCTATCTTTGTATGCTCTCCCAAACAATCCTTCAATAGACCTAAAGTATCAACCATTACTCTTACTCTCCTCTATCAGTGCTCTTGATATAACAACCGAATCAGCTATATCTTCACACTCCTTAGAAAACCTTGTTTTATCCTTCTTCATACGAGGCCAATCTATGTTCTCATATAATTCCATAACCCTTGATACTATATATTCCTTTGAGTTCTCACCTCTTGGAACCTTACAATTCGCCAGTGTTCTTGCCCTTATAACATTAAATACCACAGGTTTTATATCAAACACAGTGTAACATATGTATCTAGTAAGATAATTAAACGCTATAAGTTTACCTATGGTCTTTATACTACTTCTACCACCCGCAAACTTTGTTAGACAATCCTCTATACCTATATTGTCTATTTTATATTCTTCTTTTATTTCTAACAACTTTTCTTTCAAGTAAGTAGCTTTGTCTGATAAATCTTCTATCTTACTCAAATCAATAAAACCTGCTCTAATCAATACTTGTTCTTCATTTAATAGTGAGTAACCTACTATTCTTGTACTGACATCCAAGCCTAAACATATCAATCACCCTGCTTTTTCAACTTTGGAAACTTTATTTCTTTCATAGCCTTATCATCTTCCTTTTTTTCTGGTTTTTCTTCTTCTCTAATAAACCTGTCTGGTGCTACTCCTTGTTTATCAAGGATATCTAATATATCAGTTGCACTAATATCATTACTCTTATCCTCTTCTACTGTAACTAACTTTTGAGCAGCGTTCATAAGTTTTATGATATTCTCTGTTGCTTTATGTGCTGAATCTAAATATCCTTGTGGTTTATCTCCAGACATAAATAAATCGTCGCCATCTTTTATATGAGCTTTAAACTCCTTGAATGTCTCTAAAGCGGCGTTTCTTTCCTCAATAGAATAATCAAATATAGTTTTAAATACTTCATCTACAGTTTTACCTTCAAATAACTCTATTGACTTAAGCTTATCTAATCCCTTTTTATCCATCGGTTTTTTCCCCTAATTCATTGAATTCCAAAGTGGGATCTATTTGTCTTATAAAATATTCAACATCTCTCAAACTTTCAACAAAAGACATAATCACTGGATCATTTGAGTATATCTCTTTGGATAAAACTTGATTTATAGCTTCTGCCATTTGATTCATTTCTATAAATATCTGTTGGTTATTTTCTTCATATTCTTGTAAACGACCTAACATCTTCCATACCGAATATGATAAAACAACAATAACCCCTAATAATATTGATATTATAATGTATTCCATATTATCTCCTATAAATATCATACTATAGTATAATTCATAATAAGAAGTTCTTCACCTACACCTTGATCAACACCTTCTTTTGCACCTGCAGGTTTCACAAACTCTCTTTTTTCCCAAACAAAATCATTCTTTGGATACATCTCACTCAACTCTGGAAAATCATAGTAAGATAATGAAAACTTACCAGATATACCATGAAGAGAATCTCTCAATTGATAATGTTGTTCTTTTCCAAACTCATGTAAACTATAGTAAGACTCAGTATTCCAATAAGGAGGGTCAACGTAGAAATATGTTGTGGGTGAATCATACTTTGCTATTACCTCCTCAAATGACATATTCTCGCAAGTATCAATCTTCTTCAACTTGGGAACAAACTTATCACTAGTTAGTCTGTTTGTAAATGCAGTAAACTTTGAACCATACATACCCTTGTAATCTTGAAACTCTGCATCAACAGGATCTACACCGCTAAATGATGATGCAAGTATATACGCATACTTCATAGCTATTGCTTGATCCTTCTTACCTGCGGCTATCTTTTTTCTAATCTTATCACGAGCCTGTTCTTGTTTATCTGCTGTTCTCAATCTAAGTTGACTTACACAATAGTTTATTTCATTTAGAATATCTTTCTCTATCTTATCCAGTGATGAATGACCACCTTCGGCATGATGAATAAACTTAGCAATCTTCAATCTGGCAACTTTATCCGTAAGAAACTTCTTCAACGCATTACGACCGAACAACTCCTTCTTACATTGATAAAAGAAATCATTACATTCCTTACTTAATTCTGGTTGTCCTTTAGTTTGAACTGGTGGGTTCTTACTCTCAATAAACTTCATAAACTTCTTTGGTTCTGATGCACAACGAAATAGGTTAACCATATAAGGGTTGAAATCATTGTATATAACCTTATTCATTCTTTCATGTATATCGGAGTTGACATACACCCAAAACGCACCACCAAATACTTCTACATATGTTTCACTCTCTGGAATGTAATCACTAATCCATTCCGCCATGCGATTTTTGCCACCTATGTATGAAATTATTATAGCACCCTCCACTTTGGAAATCCGTTGGATTTCACACGATATGAAATAAACTGTCTGCTTTCGCCAATTTGACGAGCAGCCTCTCTTATACTACTGTATATAACACCTTCTATAAAAACTTTTTTCGTATGCGGCATATTTTTTTTCATCTTTTCTATACTTTCTTTGGAAACCTTTTTACCTTTATGTCTTTTAGAGGTTATTTTTTTTTGTTCTGGGTTATTATCCCACCATTCTTTTTTCTTTATTGAACATATCTTTCTACTCTCTTCAGAAAGAACTCCACCTTCTCCACCTTCTGTTAGGTTATAACCATTGGGATGCAATGTATTGTGTTCTTTTATATATTTTTTTTCTAATTCACACAAATCATCTGCAACATTGACACACTCTATAACTTCTTTATCAAAGTTTTCCCAACCATATTTATTGATGGCTCTGGAAATCAATCTATTATATTTTCTAAAATCTCGTTTATGTTCACCCATTCTCTTTTCATAATCAATAGTTTTTCCAATATATTTCTTTCCATTTATTTTATTTGTTAAACAATAAACAACCATCTTACTTCTCCATAAACAAAAACGGGCTATCAAAAGAGTTTGCGAAGAATGAACAATTATATGTGTTATTCACTCTCTTAATAGCCCGTCTTTATATTATTCAATCTTCGCATAATAAATATAATAAATAAAATGTAAAAAGTAAATATATTTGTTTAATCCCAGAGTGATCTGTAGTATTTTGCGAATAATTGGAAACCTTCTTCCATAACCTTATCTCGCCTTGCCGCTTCTTTTTTGTATTCCTCCCACATTTCTTCGTCATCATTACGAAAAACGACTTTACCACCCGGCTTATCTACAAACCATTTATCTGTATCAATGCCAGACTCAACATCCTCCATATCTAATTTGTGATACTCAAACGCCAATATCATCTTGTCAAGAATTCTCAACCACTCTTCATACATCTCATCAAATTGTTCCTCTTCATAACCTTCTAATAAAGGCGAACCACTAGGACCATCAGAAGATGAATTACCACCACCATTACGAAACGCAATAAGTCGTGGCAATACAAAATCTGTTATGGTATGATCTAACGACCATAAATCCCTACCAGAAAAACCATAACGAATTTTTTGATAAGCGTATCTTATGTTTCTTAAAATTTTCATATATATAATATAGTGAATTTATACTAATAAGTCAATATTATTTTTGCTAGATTTGTTTCTAAATATTGCAGCTATTTTGGAAGGTTTTTCTACTAATTGTTTTTTCTTATATGACATATTGTCATTGCTTTTTGTAGCATTATAATATGCTAGTGCATATTGTGCATAATAATAACTATTTGTTTCAATCAACATTTTTATTCTTTATATACTCCTTGTATAATAACTTACCTATCCTCATTCCTTCTATAGAATCTGATGGGTAATGTGCTCTAGCTATTTGTCTACTACTTGATATATTCCTACCAACTCTTATAAATTTTGATTTATATTTAGGATAAGCTTTTGATAAAAACATAGAAATTAAAATACCTTGTACACTATGTCCAGAAGGATATGAAGGTGTGCTCATACTTTCTAACTCTATAATTTCACCTAAATTAATACCATATAGTTCTGCTAATTGTTTTGGTCTAGGTCTATTAAACATATATTTGTAATACAATATAACCTCACTACTTTCTTTAATCAAAAAATTTATTTCATCGTTAGGAAAAGAAAGTTTAAATCTTAAACATAAATCATAAAAAACTTGTCTTATATCATCATGCATTTCTACAAATTCTCTATCTTGCGGAAGGCCAGATAATGTTTCTAATTCTAATTTTGTTTGCAATGATAAATTATTAGGAGGCGGAGTAATAATGTTGTTATTTACAAATTCTCCAAAATAACCATCAACATTGTATCTATTAGTAGTATTATCTGTGAATTTTGTATTTTTAATTTTTTTTATTTTTTTATAATCAACAATCATTTTACCCCACCTCTAAAATTTATTTTAAACCTAATAAACTTTTTATGAAATAAATTAAACCCTTACTCTGCATTTGTTTATCAAATCTTTTCATCGCTTCTTTTTCTGCTTTAGCAATTGCTTCTTCTAATTTTTGTTTAGCAACAGCTTCAACACCAGAAACAACACTTTCTGTTTTTGATTTTAACAAAGAACTAGTTTCTTCTAATTGTCCTTCTATTTTTTTTTGCAAGTCATTAGCTATTTCTTTTACTCCATCTTCTACTTTTAAAGAAGCTTTACTTACAACTTCATCAACAGAAACTTTGATTTTATTTTCCATATTATTAATAACACCATCAGCATATGAAACTTTAGCTCTAATAACTTCCAACTCATTATTAATATTCTTAGTTGCACTTTCCTTTATTGATTCAATCTGTTGTGTTGATTGATTATTGAAATCAGTAATAATATCTTCTACTCTATTTAATTGTTCACTAAGTTCATTTGCAACTGGTAAACCTTTTGCCTTCTTCTTTACCTTATCCATCAATCCCATTACT